AACGCCATTTTCTTGACGCCCAACAACTCTTCAATCGCGACACCCTGACGGAAATCATAGTCGGTCGTTTGCTGGCGTGGCGTCGGCTCCTGACCCCACGCAACACCGACCGATTGGACGCCGCACAGAAAGATCGGGCGCACGTCAGCGCTCGAGTTGCCCTTGCCGTCGAGATTGTAGCTCCCGGTGCTGACGATATCGTCAATCTCGGGCACCTCTCGATGGATCAGGCCGTCATAGATCAGGTCGCCATCCTGGAAGAGCGGGTTGCGATCCATGCCGTTGCCCTCGCGCGCGCGGGCTTCACGATTGGCCTGCGTCATCACCGTGTCGCTCTTGAGGTCGCGGAATGTGCGGCCGCCGTGGAAAGCGACATAATATTCCCGGCCCTCTTCAGTGCGATACGGCCGAATGTGCGGGTCGGCTTGACGCGCCATACGACGCGCCAGGCTCATCGTGGCGACCGTGCATTTGTCGTTCGACGTGTCCACATTGCCCAGCGCCGTCGCGAACGTCGCCGAATAATTGGATTTGACCGCGCCGAACAGCAGCCGATCCGCGTTGGCCGCAGCCCACGCATTGCGATCGGCCGTGGCCGACGACGCCAAATTCACGGTCGTGTCGCCCGTCGTGACAACTTGCGCCATCGCACGGATCACGTCGTCACGCATTTGCTCCGCTTCCCACACTTTCAGAGCCTCACGACCGGCGTTTGCCATGTCGATTTCGGTTTTGTACTGCGTGGATTTTGGAACCAGAACGCCGTGACGCCGCCACTCAACCGAAATTGCGCAGTTGTAGTTGGCGAGGTCTTCCTCCGCGCCTTCCAGCACTTGCGAGCCCGTGACCCCGGTCCCTTTAAGACGCGTAATCAGCGGAATGTTGATGGTTTTGCCGGCTTCGTTTTGCAGTTCATACCGCGTTGAAATAATGCGGTTTGGACCCCGCCCCATGTAGGGGGCGAAGCCTGATTGGCGCACGTACTCCGCCAGAAATTCGCTTATCCACCTCTGCCGTACGCTGGCAGATGCGAGCTGGGTCTCAGCCATTTGTTTGCTCCATTATCGGAAAACGCTATCAAACGCGACGCCTGGCCCGATCGGTCCCGTAGCGGACTGGCCGCTTGCCGGAACGTTCGCGATGCTTTTTGGCGCGCTTGACGGCTGTTGCTGGGGCGGCGCCCGCTGCTGCTCTGCAGCCAGCTGCCGCGCTCGTTCGAGAGCCCACTTGTCAGGATCTGCCGGGTCGAAACCCTGCTGCACTAGCTGCAGCAGGGTTTGTGCCTGCACTTCGGCCATGTAGTGCTGCACCAGCTCCTCATAAGGAAACGGCGCAGCCTGGATCGCTGCAATAACGCCAGGATCGCGGCCGCCTGCGCTCTGAAACCACTCTTTCGCCTGCTCGACAACGTCTACGCCATACTGCGCACGGGCGGTGGCCTCGTGCATGTTGAGCATGTCGTTTCGATATTGCCATTCGGCTTGTTGTTGCGGTGTCATGCGCGCAAACTGCGCGTCCTCGTCCTGCTGCGTGCGAGGCGGCGGGCGCTGGAGCTGCTGTTTCAGCTCGCGCATTTCGTCTCGCATTTTCTGCAACGCCGTGATCGGGACATATCCGTCCGGCACGCGTTGCCGATCATCCAGCCTCTCCGCTTCTGTCGGCGCTGCAGGCTCATCCTGGCGCGGCGCAAATCGTCCGCGCTCGTCACGCGGCACGGCTTCTTGCGTCGTTTCAGGCTGCTCCTGTTGCGTCTCTGGTTGCGGCGCAGGCTCAGGCTCAAGCGCTGGGAAGCCCAGCTCTTCGGGTGTGCTCACTGATTTTCTCCTAATCGCCCGATTTGGCGGCGGCCCTGTCAATCGCCCGTCTAGCTCGGCGGCAGCTGGCGCCCGTGACCCCGGCGGCGGGAACTGTTAGCGGAGCGCATGCGCTCAACGCTCAAAATTCTGTGTGTCTGCGACTAAAGTCCCGCCGCCATCTCCGTGCGGATATTGGCGCTGATGGTCTTCTGGGAGGAGCCGGGTTTAAGGGGCATCGGTGTTCTCAAGCCAGTAATCAGGCAACGCATTGCGCGCTTGGGCCTCATCCGCAAACTTCAGAAACACCGTCTCCGCGCCAGCGAACACGCGCTCAGGCGAGATTGGATAAACGCGCCATGCATCCAGCCCTGCGGCGATCTCGGGCGCGACGTTGAGATGGTAGCCGGAAACGTACCCGACCACATCGCGGACTTCATGGCCCTCTTCACGCACGTAAGGTTCGCCGTAGATTGCAACCGGCACAGGGCCGTCGATCAGGGATGGGCTCCATGTCATGCTGGCGTCACCGATGCTGAACCGTCTGCTACATACCAGGGCGAGTTAGCGTTTGCGCCGCTGGCGATCATCAGGCGATTGTTTGTCGTGTCGTAAATCTGCCGTCCTGCAACCTTGTTGGTGGTGTTGATTGCGTTGCCAATGGCAGCAATATTTGCTGCTGTTGCAGACTTTATGGCGTTGCTTCCCCAAGTAGCTCCGCCGTCGCGGGTAAAGAAAAAGTCCTCTGGATTAAGGCCACCTCCGACCGTTACCCGCGTAAACGCTTCGTCTGGCGATTTGGCGAAATAATCCGCAATGCATTCCACAAGCGCGTAACCGCTTGTTCCCCAAGGAGGATTGTTGGTCTGCGTAACGTCGCCAATCTCAACGAAGAATTGCGACCCGGCTTTCAGGGCTCTAAAATCCACGGGGAAACCATTATCCAACCACGGGATTACGCCATTGATGTTGCGGAAGATAAAGCTTTTGATGCTGGTAATCGGGTTGCCGCTAACATTGGAAAATACTCTGGTTCTATTTGCGCCAGACGGATCAAGCGTGGCAAAAATATCAGTGACCTCAATAGTCAACTTGGCCGCAAGCGATCCTGACGTGTACCCGGTATAGCCTAGTGCAGAAGTATTGAACGGTCCTGACAAATCGCGCACGACAAGTTTAGTTTCCGCCGTCTTTGCAACAATGGCGTTCATGGCGGTTTCAACCACACAACGGCTGAACACGTTGCCAGTAAACGAACCAATGTGCTCGACCCTTAGCCCGCTGAACTCAGTCTCAGAATAACTATCGCCAGCTGTTCCGCTTCCGCCAAGGTCATGATACGCATAGCCGAATTGTCGGAGTTCGCATTCCGTTTTCAGAATGCCGCCTGTGCATTTGGCGTACATTGGAAAGCCAGTAATGTTTTGCTGAAACGACACAGGCGTGAATGAGTTGCCAGGAGGCACCGGGGGCGTTGCGCCGTTAAGGCGGTATTCGAACTCAGGTTCAACAACCAGCCCGTTGCCTTTTTGGAAATCAAAGTCGTGGCCGTTGTTCATAACAACGACAAGCTGATGCTTAACGTAAGGCCGGATGACCGTAGTGTCAGAGCACTGGCTCTTGATGCCGCGCCCTTGGCAATCAATCAGAATGGGCAAATAGATGACCGCGCGCCCTTCCGTGCGGGAATTGGCTGGCACGTTGCCCTTGCCGAAAACCTTGATGCCGTCAGCGTCTGCGCCAGACGGTGATCCGGCAGTCCCAGCGGCAAGGATGGTTTCGACGCGAGGCGAGTACAGAGCAACGTCGCCGCTGAAGCCGGATATGGCAATACCGGCGCACGACGCGGCCGGGTTGATGCGGCTGACATTCTTGACGGTCGGCTCGATCATCACCACAGACGCATAATCGCCAATGACGGCAATGCCTGCGGTTTCGGACGTATCGCTCGCCGCCTGCTTGGCATTCAACACCGTAACCGGGCATGTCAGCGATACTTGGCCTCCTTGAGACGCCGCATAATGTCTAATGTAAATGACCTCACCAGTCTTGTTATTGGCGTCAATTGTCAGAGACCCGCCAGTGATTGACACATTGTGCGCCGCCGTTGATTGGCAAATAAGCAACCCGCGAAACGCTGTTGCAGATGGCGATACGGTAATCAACACGTCGCCCATGCACACTATGTGCAGGTCTGCAGAGGCGAAAGTCGTGAACGAACTGATATAGTTTGAAACCAGATACGTCCCTTGCAGCGCAACCGGCAGACCCAGCGGCATGGCGTAATCAAACGCGGCTTTAAGGGCTACCGTATCGTCTGCAATGCCGTTGCCCTGCGCCCCAAATTCAGCGGGGTTAATCCCGACATTGCTGAGCTTAGCGACATTGGCAAAAGCTTTGCTAGTCATTGCTTGCCTGCCGTAATTGCTGCTGTGATCGATGCAAGATCATAGCCTGCCCACCAGTCATTCAGGAGCATCTGCTCAAGATGCCGCACGTTGCGGTCCAGCGTGTCGAGATTGTCCGTGTCCGCCGTGGGCACAAGGCTGTTGATCAGGTTCACGCTATCCATGATCGCAGAATAGTGACGTGCAATTTCTTCAGGGGTTGGATTGCTCATGAGTATGGTTCCTTACGGCCAGAGAGTTCCGGCTGAGTGGTCGAACAGAATGGCGTAGTTCGTCACCCCGCCGGCGGTAGAAGCAATGATCACGTCGCCGTCGTCGCCAAGGCCCGTGCCATCCGACATCCAGACAATCATGTTACCTTCTGCGGGCTTAGCGGGGTCGGATGTACGCTCCAGAAGGCGGATGCGGTCGTGGAAGTAACGGCCCGCAATGTTGATCTGGTTCGATCCTGTGGCGCTGTCTACGTCGATATCGTAACCAATGACAAGGTTCGTGCTGCCCGTGGTAATGGCATCACCGGCTTGGTAACCAATCGCAATGTTATTTGCGCCTGTGTTGTTAGCAGGCGTGGCATCACCGCCGTAAAGAGCGCGGTAGCCAATCGCGACTTGATTGCCTGCGGAAACAAAGCGGCGCAAAGCATCAGATCCAACTGCTGTACTTAGTTGGCCTGTTACGTTTTCGCGCAGCGCGTTAGAACCTACAGCCTCGTTAAGTATTCCCGTTGTAGTGTTTAATAGCGCATTCAAACCAATCGCTGTGTTTGAACTTCCTGTGGTGTTCGCCGAAAGGGCGCTTGCGCCTACGGCAACGTTGCTGCTGCCCGTTGTATTGTTTTCCAAAGCGCGACTGACAGCAACATTGTTACTGCCGCTTGTGTTCTTACGAAGCGCTAAATAACCAAAAGCCGTTAATGTGCTTCCGGTATTATTTGCTACGGTTGTGCTCCCTTCTAGCGCAAAGGCTCCAACTGCCGTATTGTTTGCGGTATTAAAATACCGCGCCGCTTCTCTCCCCACTGCTGTATTAAAACTAGCCGTGGTGTTGTTACCAAGAGCGTTCGAACCAACTGCCGTATTATCTGACCCTGTTGTATTAAGTTGAAGAGCGTTTAATCCAAACGCGCTATTGCTGTTGCCAGTGGTGTTGTCACGTAGGGCGCGATAACCGACGCCAACGGTGCCGATGCCGGTCAGGCTCGCACTGTTCAGCGCCTCAAAGCCCAACGCCGTATTGCTGGCCACCGCCGTCTGACCGCCAAGGCCGATTGTCAGCGTGTCAATCGTTGCTCGACCAAGCGCCGTGACCAGCCCGCCCTTGCTGACCCGGAATTGAGACGTTCCCCCCACCTGCAAATCCAGCAACAGCGACCCCGCCGCGCTGGCGGTGTCGGTGACGTTCATCTTGATCGCGCTGAACGTGGTGCCGGCGGAGTTCCAGGTGGCGGTAAGGTTAGAAAGCGGTGCCGTTGTCATTGCGTCATCCCAAAATCACAACCAGGCCCGCGTCTGTCACGACCACCAAACCCGCGTCAGTGACGACTTCCGTGTCGCTAGACCAGGCCGGGAAAATCGTGCCGTTGAGCATGCCCAACCGCAGCGCCAAACCCAGAAACATTAGTAGAGCGCCACAATATTAGACGCCGTCGTGCTGGTGCTGTTCACGCGTGTGGCGCGCACCGGCAGAATGCTGCCGCTCTGCGCGTTCGCGAACGTAATAGCCGCGCCGTTCACGATCGCGACAACCGTGCCGCCCGTCCCAACGTACAGCGCCGCGCAAACCGGAAATCCCGTTGTGTCGCTTGGCGTAACCGCCGCTGCAGCCGACGCACTGCCCGTGTCTTGCGGATTTCGCGAACTCATCTCAGACCCTCACTGCATATTTGTCCCAGGCGCACCTGCGCCCACAGGCAACACTGGCGCTTGCCCGCCAGCCTCGCCAACCATCATGCCCGTTTCAATTTCCATCTGCTGCGCTTGAGCAAGCGTTTTTCGCGCTTCCGCCTGCCGACGTTGCCGCTCCACTTGCATATTGCCCGCCTGCGCCTGCATTTGCGCCTGGCGTTGCTGCTGGATCGCCTGAATCAGCTTTGCCTTGTCGCGCAGCTGCGAATGCTCAATCAGAATTTCCGGCGGGATCGGCAGTCCGTTGCCCGCCATTTGAGCCAGCTGCATAAATTGCTCATGCCGCTGCGTCGGCGCTTCGGGCAGGACGTCGAGAATAATGTCTACGTCCAGTTCGGCCACCCTGTTTTGCGTGGCGGGCTGCCCCGTCCGCGGGTCAATTTGCGGCATGCCGATCGCGTCAACAATCGGCTCGTTGATCTGCAAATATCGCGACGCTCCCAAATCGTCGCTTGTGCGAACCCAGCGCGGCCCGGTCCAGTATTGCCGGCAACGCTGCCAAATTTGCCGATAGATGCGCAATTCCCAATCGACCAACCCGCCATACGCATCCGCCAGCTCGGTCAGGCCCGCGCTTTGCTGCACCAGCTGCGCCCGCCCAGACGAGCCCTCCTGATCACGGCCCAAAATGCCGGGATTAGGCAACAGACGATCCATCTGAAGCCGCGCTTCCTGCATTAGCTGAAACTGACCGCTTGCCATATCCGTTGTCGGGATCACGCCAAAATCCTGGCCCCATGTGCCATGCGTGATCTCGATATGACCGTCCGGCCGGGCCATCTGGCGCTTGATCTCGTCAACGCCGCCCTCGCCCACCGCCGCGCGACTGCCAAAAGTTTGGCGCACGTTCAGGAGGTGCAAGAGCTTGCTGTGCCGCTTATTGTAGCCGTCTTGCGGGCTGCGCAAATCCCTGACCGCACCATACGGGAAACCGTCTCGATCGCGCGCAAAGCACACCGCCTCAATCGGGCACATAGGCTGGCCCATGGCGTCCACATACGGGCTAGGCCCCTGCACCAACGCTGTGGCCGCTACAAAAATGCACTGCCGCCAGCCGTCCAGCTCCTTGTGGTACAGCTCGACCAGCAAGAGCCGCCGGCGCTTTTGATCGACCCAGCCTTTCCAGGGCTTGTCCGCATACGTGTCGTCGACAAAATTATCGCCGCTCACCGCCGCTTCAATGTCCTCCTCGCGATCGGGAAACATGCGTTTCACCATATCAGCGTCAACCCATTTTGCGCGGCCCATATAACGGCCGTCGCTCAAATCGTCCTCGCGCGAAAACGGGTCGTAGAAAAATTCGTAGAACGGAATGCGCTTCAGCCGCACGCCAAAATCGACATTATCGCGCTCCACCTCAATCGCGACGGCGCACAACCCTTCAACAAAATATTCGCGCGCGGCCTTTGCCTTGATGCGATCAAATTTCTGCTCATCAGCCACGAACCGCAGCGCTTGCGTTGCAATGTCCGCCGCCTGCTCATCCGCCGCGTTGCGGCCGTACGCTTTTGGGTCGCTTTGGCTGCGCTCAACGACCCCGACCATGCCGTTAATTGCGACACGCACCAGGTTATACGTCTGCACCGGCTGGCCGCGCGCCTCAAGAATGCGCTTTTCCTCCGGCGTCCATTGCTTGCCGTCGTGGTAGTCTCGATCGGTTTCCGCCTCGCGCCGCGCCTGCTCGTTGATCTCCTGCGCTTCCTCAAACCAGCGTTTGTATCGCTGCACATCATTGGCGCCGGACGGATCCTCATAGCCCTGCGGCCCGGTAACGCCTCCGATCCTCATACCGTGCGCCAATCGTCACTTTGGCGTTGAGGCCGACGGTAGCGGTCACGCTCAACAGGCTGTTTCGGCTGCGGCGCAACCCAAGGCCGGCTCATGCACGCATAACGCACTTCGTCGGCAATATGATCCTCGCCCGTGCTGTCAATATCCTCTGCGCGCGTCCTGTCGTGCTGCATCGCCGGCAACGTGCGGATCAAATCGCGACACGTCGAAAACACGTAAAGCATTGGGCGCGCCTCGACACCGCGCAGGCGCGAGCGCACCTGATCCCAACCGCCCATCGCGCCCGCTTTGCCGACGCGCGTATTATCGGCCGGGCGCCAGATCACACCGCGCCGCCCCATTGCTTCCGCCATGCTTGGCCCGCCATTTTCGCTAAATATCGCCGGATCAGCGACGCCCATAATCCGATCGGTCGCACGAGAGACGCGCTCTCCGCGCTCCAACTCACGCGCCACGATGCCGTCTGCCACTTCGTCCGTGCTGAGCCGCAGCCCCTTGTTCGGCTCAGACGCGCCGTACCATTCCGCGTATCGGACCAATGCGCCGCGGGGAATTAGCCCCTCCGGCCTTACTAGATCCTCGCTGGCCACGGCCCACCAGCCGCAGCTAAAAGGCCGCGCGAAACCCCAGTCAAAAGACCTAAAACGCGCCCAGTGCTGCGGCAACGTAAACGGCGACATGACGTGCAGCGCGGTTTGCCATTCGGTAAAGAAGGCGCCCTCGACAATATCCCAATCGCCCTCAAGCCAGGCACGCACGAGTTGCTCAGAGCCCGCCTGCCGCAGCCGGTCCACATAGCCCGGATCATTCGTCATCAGCGCCGGGTTGTCGGTCACCCTGGCCGGGATAAACACGCGATCAGCTTTTCCGTTGCGCACGATCTCATAGGGCCCGTTGTCGATGTACCGCGCCTTCACCCAACCATGACCAGGACCGCCTGGGTTGCAGGTCGCTTTCATCGCCACCGGCACGCCAGCGCCTGAACGCAGCGTGGCCAGCATTTTCATGATCGGCGCCGCTTCGGCCCAATGCGTTAGCTCTTCAGGATACAAACGAGTGTAATCGTGGCCCTGATATTTTTCCGCATCGTCGTCGCGCTCGAGCGGCCTGAACTTAAGCGTCGCCCCATTGGGAAAAGCCCATGTTTTTGGCTGCTCTCGCCACTCCGCGCCGATCTTGAAAAACAACTCCTTGGAGCGCGCAATAACCGCATCCAGCTGCGGCAGCTCCTTGCGCAGGAACAAGCCCTTCGCACCAGGCCCGTACTTCTTTGCATGCACTAGCCAATCGCCCAAGCAAGCGTCCGTCTTGCCCCCGCCACGAGCGCCGCCGTAAACGACTTCAAAGCACGGGCAGCCAATGAACTTTGCCTGCGCTGGCTGCGCAGACCACAGCACCCTCAGTGCTGCGTCACCTGATCCCGCCACGCTTCCGCGTCCATCTCAGACACAGCTTCGCCCGCATTGACGATCCACGTTTCCTGCGTGACGTGACCGCTGTGCTCGACCATTTTAGCATGCACATACGGCGCTGCGCCCATAGCCATACGGTCGCGCCGATCATCCGTCGTGCGCGGATCGCGCATGACCCGCAGCATATACTCTAAAGGCGTTTCGCCCTGGCCAGCACGCTTAATTGCTTCTTCAGTCACGCGCTTTTTCGCGCCGCGCGGACGGCCTGCGCCCTTACGCGCGCCACCGTGGCTTGAAATCTTGAATTTAGCGCTCATCGTTCAGCAATTTCAATTCAACGTTTCTTCCGCCTGCACGTAGGTCACAAACACGCGGCCGTCGCTTGCTGTTGCTTTTAGCTCAGCATCGCCCGTGCGGCTTGCTTCCAAGCTCCACACGTTGCTTGCCACGCCTTCGTCTGTCACGGTCATGCCACGCGCTGTAATTGCTCGCGACGACAGCGCTGCGCCAGCCAGCCAACGCGTTAGATCTAGCGTGATAGCCGTCACCGTGTTTTTGGGCGTGGCCAGAACAATCGCGTCGTTGACGATGGCGGCACGGCCGCGCAACATCAATCGGCCCAGGTCGTTCAGGACAACGGTCACGGTCATGCGCTCAACAACCCTTTAGCAATCAGATCATCCAGCAGCGCTTTGACGCGCTCAGCCAGCTGCGCCGTGGTTACTGTCGACGTGTCGAATGTGGTTCGCGTCGCCGTGCCCGCGTACGTTGGCGCCCAACCTGTGCTTTTTTGTTTGTTGTTAACGTACGTAGCCAGCTCTAGGCCGGTCATCTTTTTGTCGCCCAGCGTGCCGGCGCTGACATCGACCACATAAAACAAATCGCCGTCAGCAATTGTTGTAGCGGTCAGGGCCGACAAATCCGGAATAGTAAACGACACGTCAAGGCCCCGGAGGCGCAAGCGGGCTGGCCGCCACGCTCACATCAGGCACAAGCGCGGTCAGCACGGTAAAGCCCCACGCCGCCCACGCGGGCAGTTGGGCTCCGATCCAAAGAAGGGCGCCAAGGAGCAAAGTGCCTAAGACCGTGAAGCCGGGTGGTAGGGAGAGGGAAAGCTTCATGGTTGCTCCTCAGCGCTTTGTAAAGCATCAATCGCAAGCCCGGCGGTCATACCGCCCTGGGCGACATGTGCGCCCGCCTGGATTGCACGCTCATGTCCAGAAAACATAACGGCATTAACGGCGATCGACAACACGACACCGACCAGCAGCCCGCCGGCCCCGCCGATCACCTTGCCGCGCCAGTAGGCCGCGCCTCGGATCTCGACATCGTTGAGCCGGTGCCGCTCGTCCAGCCGAGCGATCTCTTGCAGGTGTTCTGCGCGCGCGCCCTCAAGCCGATCAGCGAAGCGCGCTTCGGCCTGGGCTTCGCCGTCCCGCCGCCCCTGCTCGTACCGCTCGCGGCCCCACTGGTCGCGTTTGGCGGCTGCGGCCTGAACGGCGGCGGGGTTGCCAATGGCCGCCATCAGAAGGACGCCGCGCCGTTAGCAACGACCGGCCCGTCGGACGCGGCCCCAAGGTCCACACAGCCGCTTTCGTCGAAGGCAGCGACCAGCCCCGTCGCCTTGTCAGCTTCGAGCAGCGCCGCGACGGCTAAGCCGCGGTCCGTCATGCGATCAACGATCGCAGCTTCGCGCTCCTCCAGATTGGCCAACGCTTTCCGCTGAATCGACAGTTCGGCGCGCACGCGCCCCAGTTCTGCGCGGTCTTCAATCTGGCGTTGCGCCAGTTCTAGGTGGTTGCTCATGTTCAGCCCTTTCTCAACGCAAAGCGCTCGGCTTTTCGGCCGGGTTAAAACTTAAATTGTTCGGGAAGGCGCACACTTTCTGACGCCTAGCTGATTTGTACCGTTTCACCCCGCACCTGTCAAATCGTTTTTTGCCCATTGCGCCTCCTCGGCGTCGAGCAGGTGAAATTTGATGGCCAGCTGATCAAGCACCCGGCCCACATACTGCGCCGCGCGATTGGTCGCCTTGCCGCAACCGATCTCGGCGCACAATTCCTCGACCGTCAGTTGGGCGCGATGCGGGTCAAACAGCGCGACGGCCGTGCGTCGCAAATGCGGGTGCAAAGCCAGTTGCATACCGAGCCAAAACATGATCGCCTCGACCTGTACGCGTTTGGACCGCGCGGCCATCATGCGGGCGTGCGGATCGGCCAGGCCGCCGTCAACGCGATTGTAGGTTGCCGCAGCAGGCCCGCCATAACCGCCCTCGAGCAGCGCCCACATTTTGTGCGCCGCCTGCACCTGCGCAGCGGTCAAGCGCTTGTTGGCCCACGTATCGACACACCATTGCCGGCGCGGCTCAGTGTCCGCGCCAAACAGTTTGCGATGCTCCCACGCCAGGCGGCGCGCAATGTCAAGCACTCTGGGCATGGGCGCC